CTCATAGACTTTCCGACACCAAACTAAGATTCGATACAACGATATTTACTGACGACCTCAGCAAAAACACAGCACACAAGCGAACACAACACCATGCCAATAATTTCAACACCAATGCGACTTCAAGTTCTCAAGAACTTAGTCCTAGTTGATCGGATATCACAGTCCAAACTTCAATCATTTGGAGGATGGGATTGGGATTCTGATGCCAAACGTCGACGAGACGAGTGGTTGATCAAGATGATCAGACGACGGTACGTTGAATCAGATGTACAGCAGATGCTTTCGAACAGACGAAGCGACGGAACAACCGAAGCAGTAGTCAAAGATTTCATGAAGAATGAATTTCCGAAACATCACATCATTAGAGATAGACACTACGAACGAGCACTTCGCGTAGTTAAGGAACAGATGAAACCAAATCGGATACTTAAGCCGATATCTTTTCCTGATCTCAGAGCATACCCTGCGACGTTAAACACGTCAGCTGAACTACCCTGGACCAATCCAGAGTTTGTGTTTCATCCTAAGGGACGAGACGTAGACTTGGAATCTGGTAAACCAAGGACCAAAACATCCGGCCGCCTTCACAAGTGGAAAAACGGAGTAACGGTACCCGCCTATTTAAGGTGGAAACAGCAACTTGATCTAATCAAAGATCCAGGTGTATCATATCACAATCTGTACAACGAAATTTTCGACCACAATCGAACACTAATTCACCAAATTAAACATAGGGAAAAGCCATTTTGGATTGACGACAAGCCAATTCCTTACGAGCGACTCAAATTACATTTGAGGACCCATGTTGTAGGTGAAGACCAACCGGACAAAGTCCGTGCAGTATTTGGAGCACCAAAGCTTCTTTTACATGCCGAACTCATGTTCATTTGGCCACTACAGGCAACTTATCAGAATACGAACGCTGGTAAGCTCTTCTGGGGACGAGAAATCGGCCGCGGAGGATGGAAAAAGTTATTGAATGAATTTCATACTGCAAACGCGAATACTTATATTTCGATGGATTGGAGTGGATTCGACAGACGTTTACTTCACGAGTTAATCGATGATGTACATGACATCTGGCGATCTTACTTCGACTTCACGAGCTATGAGCCAACGACGAGATACCCTAACCCGGGTGTTAACCCAACCAAGATGGAGAACCTTTGGGAGTGGATGACGAACGCTATCAAGCGGACGCCAATCGAACTACCTAACGGCGAAATCTGGATGTGGAAACACAACGGCTTTGGATCTGGCTATCAGCAAACGCAGCTAATGGATTCTTTCTGTAACATGATCATGACTTACACAGTCCTATCATCCCTCGGAA